GGACCTTTCGATCTCGAATAACTTATTAAAATCTGCTTTCTCTGAACTTGACATTAGAATAGTTTTTTGTTTTTGTTTTTTCTTTTTGAAATGTCCACCACTTTAAAAGATTGGGTGGAAGATTTCTTAGTCTTTTCCTTAGGTGGATCTATTGAGGGTTCTACAAATTCAACATCCACGTTTAGAATATTCGATTCTATTATTTTGAGCGGGTATTTAAGTTTGGGCTTTAGCTCTACATTTATGCTAGATTCCCATTCCTCTATTCTTTTATTTATTTCATCCTCACTCATTGATAAAATATCTTAAGTCTAATATATCATCAGTAAAATAACCTTCCAATCTCTTTATCTTTTTTCCGGTTGATCTGAGATGAACGACCAAGTCATTCAAATCCCATTTTCTATTTTTTGTTATGTTATTTTCCTCTAAGAATTTTCCCCAATTAAAAACAGAAACCCCCTTACTTAGTAAGTCCATGCTTTTTTCTATGCCAGCTCTATCCCAATCGTACCAATATCTAACTCCTTCAACCTCAAACGGAAACTTATTTTCTATGGAGCATAGTCCTACTGAATTGTTCCAAAACCAGGAATCCATTGGTCCTTCAAAAACAGTAATAGGGGAGCTGAAATCCAGGGTCCCTATATTAAAAACATGGGAGATTGGATCAACCTCTCTAGCACGGTTTAAAGTTTCCTCGTCGGTAACTCTAAGAAGTTTTTCATATATTCCGCTCAGCTTATATGTTAGATACTTTGAACTTCCTTTAACTGATTGCATATTTCTTACCTGTAGACCAATTATCTTATCATCAGGTGTAAGATTGAATAAAAATATCTTTTCTTTCTTGGCATCCCAAGCAAATCGATTATCCATTTTCTGATGTCTCCTCTGGATGTATCTTTGTATGGTAGATCCGAAAACATTACGAAGACCTAGCTTTTCCATAAAATCAGATCTGCTGATCAGAATTTCGTTTATATCATTCTCGAAAAATAGAGAAATGTCGATATTACCATACACGCTTCTTCTCTTCCCTCTATTCTCATCTAGTATTGATCTAATCTCACTTTTTTCGTTGCTGGATAATTTTGAATATACGGAGAAATCCTTAAAGAAACTTATAGAATCCTTATAGATACCACATCCACCATTATAGCACTTATAAGCTAACGTATCTAGGTAAAAATTACCCCTTTTCTTTCTGGAGTCATTAGAATCCCCACAATACGGACAGGATACATTAAGTCTGTTTCCAGCTTTGTAAACTATCTGCTTTCCGGGATTACCTGGAAATTGTCTAGTAAGAACTTCTCTTACTAAAGATTCTACCTTTGATATCTCCATAATATAAAAAATGGGGGCAGCCCAGAGACTTGCCCCCAATTTATAATTTTAATTAAAGATCTGCGTAAAGATCATCTAATGATGTAGAAGACGACGTAGAAGGAGCTTCATACGAGGTCTCTTTCGGTGTTTGTCCTCCGACTTTAGTGTTAGAAACTTCTTCTAACATTTGCGAAGATGAGCTAGGGGTAGATACTGGCGGCTGCTGAACCGGATTTGGTTTAGAAGGTGCGGAAGAAACAGCTCCTACTATCTCGTTTACGATTCTTTGCTCTGGTACAGTATTTCTGATTACCGCCATAACTTTATCGTTTACCTCGTCATCCCAATCTTTGTAATCGAAAGATGATAGATTTCTAGGACCTGTCTTTAAGTATTCCAAGATTTTATTCATATCCTCTTGGTTTTTCTTCATTTGTGATCCCTCGATTTTAATTGGTGTTCTTTCACCTACGAATGAACATAGGTCGTAGTTATTCCACTCACCAACTTTTCTTACACTGATAGCAAATTCTCTACCTTCGAAAAGATCGTAAGGATTACAAGCATCGCCATACTCTGGCTGAAGCTGTGCCTCAATCATTTCATTTATTTTCTTTCCAAACTTAAAGATCATAATTTTTCCCTCTAAATCTGGGTTGTTCTTATCTTGTACGATTTGAACTAGTGAATAGAAATCTTCCTTTCTAGAAAAACTCTTTGCCAATTCTTGATCAGCTGCTGAATGTGAATTTTTCAATTTCCAGAAAAGGTCCTTAAGAATAGATTTTTTACCAACTGTTGAAGGACAATCTACTGCAAATCCATTTCCACTTACTGGGTCGTTCAAATACACATAGTATTTGTGGATTTTGGATTTTGCTGGGTTTTCTGAATTAGGGATAAATCTGATTAATGATTTATAAACTCCATCCTTTCCATCTTCTGGATAAGGCTTGTAAAATTCAAGATCTTTCGATCCTCCTGCTTGGTTAGTCTTTGTTACAAATGACTCTGCGTCCAAATTAAAAATGTCTAAATTGCTCATGATTTTTTAAATTAATTTTAGTTTTTATTTAAATTTTTATTTTTGTTCCAATTCTTAGGACGATTGGATAGCCCACAATAAGAGGGATTGGATCTATGGTCCATCCCTAAGATTTATAACGTTGCGTGATTTTTTATTTATAACGATTCCGAAGATATCAGATCGTAGGAGAAGCTTTTTCGGTTTCCAATTTTCTCTTAATTTCATAAATTCCCTCTAATTCCTTTTTTAAATACAAATTAATCCAAGTTGCATCAACAATATCATCAATGGGTTTATTGACCTGTTTGGCTTTAGTTACCCATTCTTCCTTGTTGGTTGCTAACATTCTAGTAAATACCTCTAAATTTGTTTCGTCCTCTTTAAAATTACATAGAGCTTCGTAAAGCTCATCTTTTTTAGCATTGCCCTTTAATGCAAACTTTTTTATACTGGTTGGAGAGAAAACGTAAAACGAATCCACACCAACCTCTCTGATTATTCTTTCTCTTAGCAAAGATGTTGCCATCGAAATATCTATTAGTGCGTTTCCGTTCGAAGAGAAGCTTAAACCCTCCATAGCCACACTAAAATCTGAATTACCCATTATACCCTTAATGCTGTCCCAAAGTCCATCTACGATGCTTAAAAAGTACCCTATCTTCATTCTTTCTCTTCCGCTATAGTCTTCAGGTAAATCTTGTTTCTCTATAAAATCCAGAGTAAAATTTGGGTCACAGTCTAACCAGTAATATGGCTTCTTTGTGTTCTTGATTAGGGATTCTTTGGATCGCTCGGATCTGGTCACAGAACCCCATGTGTATACACCATCTTTAAGACAACAGAAAGCTGGCGAGTTGATCGAAAAATCTATTCCGACTAAATTCATTAAAATTATAGACTAGGTGGAACTATTTTTTGACCAGTGCTTCCAGTATAACCATATACTTGGGAAAGCTTATCGTAGCACTTCTTCATCTGCTCGTCAGTTAAACAGTTAACTAGATCATTTAAAACTCTTTGGTCATTCCCTGATGCTGCTACCAATAGATTTTTCATACGATCCTTTTCTGTGAAAAGTGGCTGACCGTATTTCATCTCGTTTAGTTCCTGTAATTCTGAATACTTTTTCATTTCTTTCCTTATTTGATCTATATATCTTACTTAGCTTCTAATTTTACATCTAAGTAGTTGAACTTAAATCCCATGGTAAAATTAGCATCCTGAGCTGCATTAGCGGTATAAGCAAATTGAAGTTCCGAGAATGATGATATTATAGCTTGTTGAAAAGTAGCGGATACAACTATATTTCCCTCACTATCCATAATTCTTAAAGGTAAATTCTGGATAAAAACTTGCTCTTGTGCAAAATTAACATACCACAGAATCGTATCTAGTAATATAAAATAATTGATGAAGCCATCCACTAATCTAAACTGAACCGTAAGATCCTTACTAAATAGATCCTGTATCGGTGTAGATCCTTTATAAGTGATCTTTTTACCTAGCGGTCTAACCTGCTCTACAGAATCCAATTGTAAACTAGGAAAGCTTATAGTCTGAATAGTGCTATTAACATACTGAGAAAGGCTGTCGTACGGAATCGGTTGTTTTTTAAGATAAGGTAAGTACTTCTCAACTATGATTTCCGGAAAGAATCCTTTGGGAAACTGAAAGAAAAAACTATTTTGTTTCGGATTTAATAACATATCTTATTTTCTTGTTTTCAAGTCGTCAATTGTTCCTGGAGCAAGTATGCCGTCACCCGCCTTGATAACAGCATCAACAGTTATATTTGGATATTTGATCCTTCCAGCCTTTCCTGGGATTAAGAAGTAATCAACAATCATGGCATCCTTCCATCCAATAGCTTTATATCCTGCCATTTCAGCGCTTAGAGCTGCTATGAGTGCAGCCCCAGTTAGAACTTGATTTGTTTGAGCCGAAGTAGGTGTTCCAACCGAAGCAGTTCCTGATGTTCCTGAAGCAGGCTTAATAGATTTAACCGAAGGTGTAGCTGGTGATTCTAGAGTTCCTATGAATCCGCTACCACTAGTTCCTGAGGTAAACGTAGAAACCGAAGCATCTCCGGTTGCTCCGGTTACAAAATCCTCCTCACCTTCCTTCTTCCAATAGCCCCAATACATAACAGAATTTGTGTTATTAACAGATCCAAGCACACTATCGGTAGAAGGGGAAACTACTACATTTGAGCCCTTTATAGCATTAGCCTGTGCTCTCCTTGCTTGTACCACAGCCTGAATTGTATTTTCTAGAGCATTCTTTCCTGCTGCAACTTTCTTTTTGGTACTATCAGTAACACTTTTAACCCCCGGGTTTACTGTAGTTCCGTTGGTAACAAAGAATCTTCTATCTGTCAGTTGGAGAATCTGTGTTGATGTAGATTCATCTATTTTGAAAGCTAATTCTCCCTTAACCGGATCCGCTAAATTTTTATCATCTAGTGCGGGAACCTGTATCTTATTCCCATTTGAATTGACAAATGAGATATTAAATTTACCCGAATTACTAAGGTCTATTTGAACAGGGTCTCCCGACGGTCCGCTTTTTACAAACGAGAACTTATAGAAGTTATCAAATGGAGATATAGAGAATGTCAATTTACCGGTTCCGTACGCTATAGTTTCTCCAGCACCTTTTTCTGAACTTAATTTATTGTTTGCAAATTTTAGATTGCTCACTGTTGCGGTAACAAAATTCTGATCGACAAAAACGTTTACGTATTTAACTATCTCCTTAGGTCTAATGTTCATAGATCCTCCTGAAACATTAATTTGAGGCTGATCATAAACTCTATTGTATATCTTCTGAACCTGCGGGAAATTGCTAAGTTGTAAAGGAGTTATAGTTGTACCCCACTGAGAAGGACTATTTGAAGTGTAAGTGGAGATTCTGGTAATTCTAGATTGATCCACACTGTTTATTAAGGACATAGTATATCTTAGCATAAAGCTAACAGCAACTCCGGCATTTTTAACGATTGGCCTATAATAATTAGGTGAGTCATATGCTGTGGTCTGGATTGACTGAAACTGTGAAGTTTTTATCAAAGCTGCTCCAATTTGCTCAAGAACCTCTATTTCGTGGCTTATATAGTAACCATTCCCTATTGAGTTTTGAAAAAGAATGAAATCCTCAACAAATCCCTCGTTATCAGTTGCATAATATTCAAAGAATTGTCCCTGATCAGATTCCTTTATTGTTGCTCCTATATTAGCGAAAGGATCTTCCTGCTCTAAAGATAGAGTAGATATTTTAGCGGTGTTATATCTTTCGTATCCGTTGAAATCGACAGTGTTCTGAATCTGCCATGCACTAATTCTAATAGGAGCACCATATACAAATCCATCCCCGCTTTTACTTATTAAAGAAGCCAGAGTCTGCGGTTTAAAAGTAGATGAAGCAGCTAGATATTTATCCCCCATATCTTTCAGATTAGGGATTTTAATCTCGAAGTATTTGTCGTAAATATTTGCTCCTATGTTTATAGGATTTGGATTTAAAACATAGAATTGTTGTGTCCCTTTCTTAATTACTATTTGAGAAACAGTAACATATGATAGATCCTGATCCTGGTATTCTATAGACATGACAACGCCGTCTATATTATTCAAATTATATCCCGCTCTGATGTGGTACCTTACCGAATCATAAACAACTAATAAGTTCGAGGGAAATGTTACCGGAAGACTTGATGTATTAGTTAGCTCGTCACTATAATCGTTAAAAGGTATTATGAGATTTGAATCCAGGGTAACAAAAGAGGATTCGCTTATTCTAACAACACTATCATCTGAAGTATTATGAGTGATTGAATAATCAACACCAGGGTTGAAAATCTGGATGTCATTACTTAGATATCCATTCACAAGTTTTTCATAGCCCACCGTGGTTGATCCTGTATTTACGAAATAGGATTCAGGGGTAGGCTCATCAGCATACATGTACTCCATTAGTAGAAAGGGAGTAATCTGAACAAATTTAGATGTTGTAGTAAAAGCCATTTTTTAATTTATTTTCCAAATTGCAAAAATCTAGGAGAGTAATGAAGACCAATCCCAACATAAACACCCGGATTTATTCCATTAGTACCCATGTTAAGACCATATCCAAGATTTAATCCCAGACCAAATTGTTTTCTAGCAGATTTCATTAGCTGTCTTGTTTCCGGACTGTCTGTAATATCAAAAGAATTGATCTCACTAAAAGTTAAATTAGGAAATGTTGTACTTACCCTTGTCATTATTCTTTTAGACTTTGGCTCCATATAAACCCCAGTAACTATATCAATACTTTGCTCTATATCCAGAGTTGTTCCTCCGGGTATTATTTCCGCGAAATATTTTGTTGAATCTGTTGAATCTCTCAATATATTAACCGAATATGGAACTTTACCCGCTATCTTTAATTTATTCTTCCCCTTTAGTTCAGGATTATGTAAAAAAGTAATCGATTCGCTACCGTCAGGATCTTTATCCACCGTGGAAGGTATATTTTTAACAACCTCCCTGTATTCAACAACATATTGGATAACAGTCTTGGGTGTTGTTCCTCTTCCGTTACTCTTAAGACCTAGATCTTTAATTAGATCAGTTTGCTCCTGAGTAAGCTCGCTAACTTTTAACTGGAAAGCTGATTTCTCGTATATTGCATGATCCCTTTCTTTTTTGATTGTTCTAACAGAATCTATCGAAGCTAAATAATTATTATGTTCCCTTTTGGCCTCTTTCTCTGCATCGTTAGCAACTCCGCACTGTCTTAAAAAAAGCAGAATCAAAACTACTATTGCTATTAGCATAAATCCTCTAGATGTTACAAAATCTAGAACTTTTTTAATCTTTTCCATTTTAAACTATTTCTTTTTTTTCAGTGGCAATCTCCCACCTTAAAGTCAGAGGATCTAATGTCCCTTCTCCGTATTTATCAGAGAGTTCCGAAACGAAACGAAATTCCCTATCCCTGCAAGATTCCAACTCTCCTATAAGAACCGAGGATTCCGATTCTAGCTCCTTAATCCTCTCCTCTATTTTCATTATTCTCTGATGTATCTCCACAAAATTTTTAGATATATTGAGAATTTCTTCTCTCTCTTTGTTGGTTAAATTTGTCATGCTCGATATAATTTATTTTATTTTTAAGATGATGAGGATCCTCCTGAACCCGTTGTTGATGCCGGTGGTGAAGTTATCGCATATACTTCTCCCAGATCTAAATATCCGCTTGTTCCGGAGCATGTCTTATAAAAAATCCTGGGATTTGCATTATAAGAATTAGCGGGGGGTATGTATGTAAGATCAACAAATCGACAAGTCTCGTCGGTGTTAAAGTCAGCAAATTTATAGCAACCCGTATTGTTAGATGTCCAGTAGTAATATACAATCCCTCTTAAGTAATATTGAAGTGAAGTAGAACTAATGTCATCTAGAATTATCCTATATGTGTTAACATGGGATGATATAGTCACGTTACTAAGAGTGCTTCCCGGTGCAGTTGGTATTCCTATGTAAACAAAATTAGTTAAAGCGCTAAATGAGGTAGGAGTTATGACTATAACACTACTATCAAAAGCAGTTGATGTAAGTTCAAATACGTTTCTAACATTAGTAGATGTGGCCGAACAAGAAGAAAGATAGCTTCTTGCACTTGTATTTGTTGTTGCATACCTTAGAAGTTTAGCTTTGGATACGTGATATGAATAAGGTCCAGCAGTTGCTCCAGCAGATGATCCAGTTGAACCAAATATGATCTGTCCCATATCCCCTGCAGTGGAAAGTGTTGATACCGGTCTAGCAGATAAAACTGAAGATCCAGAAAGATCCTTAAATTGAAAAACCCTATCTGCCTTAGAATCCAAAACCTCTAATCTTATACCGCCGTCATTGATGACGGTCGAAGGAGAGGAGTTTAGAGCATATCCACCGGTGGATCCAAAGTTATATGTTCTTATATAAAAATTAGGGAATGATAAAAATTCCGTACTGGTGATATCAAACCCACTTGCACTTACCAAAAAAGGTGACCCCGACCCAACAGTCGTATTTGTATTAAAACTTAAATCCCCATTCCCGGTAAAATATGATCTGCTCTGCGAATTAATCACTGTCTTAGTTGAATCCAATAGTATTCTTCCGCTAGTTGCAGTAGTAACACGGAGGGAAAGATATGAGACAATGTTCAAATTCCCGTATGAATCTAGGATTAAATTATTTGAATTGCCCAATGACTCCCAATAGAATGAAGGAAATCCAGTAGCAGATGATCCGGATTTTTCAAAAGAAAATATCGGTCTAGTTATTTGATCCCCTGTAGAAACTATTAGCTTAGATTTATTCGGATTAGAATCTGATGTAGATAAGGAGCTGTCGCCTACAACAAAAGAATAGCTAGAAGCGGTTAGTGTATCTTTAAATCCAATAACATACTTATCAGTAACACCAGCTGGTCCTTGAATCCAATTATATAATTTAAAGTATAGGGAATTATAAAAGTTAAATCCAGTAAAATTCCAAGAACCTGTTGCACTATACGAATCAAGATCTCCATTGTCATTTATCCACAGATCGTATTGTGTAGAATTGGAAGGCTGATTGCTACCAGAATCCCATCTATTAGCTCTAGAACCGCTCAATCCCGTTGCTCCTTTTTTACCCGCAGGTCCAAATATGCCGGTAGCTCCCCTAGGTCCTCCGTGTCCATCCGGGCCAACCCCGAATGAAAGTATTTGATCAAAATTATAATTAATCTTGTCAACTACGTCATTCTTAGAATCTCCCTGGAATATTTGTTTAGTATTAAATTTCATATCTAAGCTGTAGCATTATATGTTGATAAAACTCCACATTTGGCTCCTGTTAATCCACCTCCCCATGCTGAATAATAAACCTTAAACCATCTCCTTGCTCCCGATGTTCCTCCCGTCCCTTGTATATTAACTATTGTAAAATCTATTGTTGATGCGCCAACAAAACTAGTTCCGGTTAAATCTGCATAAGAGTAATTAGATGCTGCGGTGTTATTGGGTGCAAGAGCCTGATTCTCCGATGTGTTTAAGCCAACATATCGGAAAAGCTCCCCTGTAGAAGATGGGTTGTTAGCATGAACTCTTAAATTTATAGCCTCCCCATTCTCTAATAGGTTAAGCCAACCTTTATTGTATATTCCAGCGGTTCCTCCTGTTGCTGGAGTCCATAGACAAACTCCTCTCTGATTACCCGTTGAGGTTGATCTGGCAGTAGAGATATCGGTTCCTCTATTAACCCAAACGTAATTACCCGTCCCGACCGAAGTGGCAACAGTAGGTATTAGAGTTATCCAGTCTATAGTAACTCCGCTAACGGTGGAATTAACCGTAGAGACCAACGATTGTGTGTTTTGAATTGAGTTTACCCTCCTGTAAAGATACGTTAATCCATTCCCGTAGACCCAAAATAAGTTTATAATACTCTGAGTTTGTCTCACACTCATTAAGGTTGCAAGAGATGTGCTGGGACCTGCGTAATAATATCTAATACCACTGTCATAAAACTTATCACATTGTATGGTAAGGGACGGTAAATTAGAATTTGTTTGTAATCTAAGTTGAAGGGGAAGGGTAAATTTACTTCCATCATAAGAAAAATTACTAGCGGAAAAATACGCTGTTCCAGTACCGGTATTAAATGTTATCCCGTTAGATAGGTTAAATACAAGCTGATCGTTAGTAGAAGATGAATTTATGTTTATACCGGTAGAGCTGAACTCCACCGCTCCTGATGTAGATTGTATTAGGGTATCTGCAGTAGTTCTGAATCCAGTTTTTCCCCCGTTTTTAAATCCTAACCCGTATGATCCTCTTTCCGCAGTAGCACCCTGTAGCCAGTAAAATTTTGGAGTACTAGAACTATATGAAACTGATGATTGGTACAATCCCTTGTTAAACTCCATAATATTCTTACTAGAATCATTGCCATAAATAGACAATACCATTTTAGAATATTGTGGATTTGGTACAGGATTAGGTGAAGTTGAAGATCCACTGGATATAGTGGCATCACTTAGAACCATAGTGTATGATATAGGAGAACCCGAAGATAGGAAATATCCATATTTTGTGGATAAACCTGACGAAGTACTTATTGGCCCTATGACATCAAATAGATCATTCGATGAAGCATATACACCATATAAAGACCACCCACCGCTAGAAAAGACATAAACCGCATTGCTATCATCAGTGTCCATCCAGTAATCTCCATTAATTCCTGAACTAGGTTGACATGGACCAATTGTCCATATAGATCCTCTTAATCCGGGATCACCATATGATCCAGTAGGACCCACTGATCCCTTAAATCCCTGAGGTCCTTCAGAGCCTATCCTCCCATATGGACCTCCGCCATAAGCTACAATTTCCTGGAAATTGTAATTCACCTTATCAGAGATATTTTTTTGAGAATCCCCGTCCTCTATCCTTAGAAGTTTTAGCTCAGACATTTCTTATTTTTTTTACTACATTATATATCAAAGAACAAAAGATCCTCCACTTCCTCCGGTAGGACCATAAGCCCTATAATATACGCTAGTTGTGGAAGATCCAGTAACACCTCTAGATATAGTAAAATCTATAGATCTAGCATTAAAAGGAAGGGTAACCACATTAGTGGTACTCGCTATAGCTGATGTGTTTTTTCCGATGTATTTTATTCCATCGGAATAATTCGTCTGAGTTGAATTTGGGGAAAAATAAACACTAACATCTATAGACTCGTTGTTTTGTATTCCTCCAGTAGTACCCAGCCCATTCGAAACTATATTAGAAATCCCTATTCCAATATAGCTACTTGTTGGTATGGAATAAGGTGTAAGAACCATGGTGTTTCCACTTGTCAATCTTATTCCAGTTAATGAAAACGGGGGAGTAATAGTATACCAGTTAACCAGATTAGATCCAACTGTCCCAGTAGCTGAAGAATACACACTGCCATATGTTATGGGAGAATATATCTTCCTCGTCAGAATTTTTCCCTTGGTATCTATATAAAATTCCTTCCCTTGTGAATTTTCTAAAGAAATATGATATACGTTATGTGATAGCTTATCAAAAGTATCGCCCAATCTACTAGTAACTAAAGAATCCCCAGTTGCCGATAAACCTCCGGAGTAAAGATATACCGAATAAGGAAGACTCGAAGAAGGAGATGAGGGCATAGATGAAATAACCGGTCCGTTCATTGAGCCAGAAGGTCCAGTTACATTAAAATATGGACTAATAAATTCGAAAGTACCAGCAGGTGAATTTATATTGATTCCACCGGTTGAATATATTCCAGATCCCGAAGTTGTACCATAGTTAACCTCAAATCTGCTAGTAGAAGATGTTATTGTTAGAGCATTAGCTATAGATTGGAATCCACCCGAAGCTCCAATATAAAAAGCTCCTCCGGGGATCTGTAATAGCATTCCTCTATTAGTGGATGAAAAATTTAGCCACTCAAAAGTTGGATGTAAGGAGTAATCCGATATCGTACCATTTTCTAAATCAGTTCTAGAAAATTCAAGGAGTGGAGAATCATTTACAGTAGTATCTGATGATATGACAAATTTAGAAAGACCTTCATTTAAAACACCCGAGCTTGGTATTACGTCTGCCAGAATAAAGACATAATTTTCAGGAAGGACCTGATTTAATAAAACAGAGTTACCCGTGCCACCAGCAATTTGGGATGATTGTACGGTGGTAAAAATGGAAGATCCCGAGGATATTGAATATCCAGTATCTGTCCACCCACTTTCAGTAAACTCATAGATGTCACCCGATGAGGTCTCTACCCAAAAATCACCTTCAATTACAGTGTTACCACTCCCCGAAGGTTGTGTTGATTGAGCAAACCATCTGGTGCCTCTAGGACCAGATACACCCGTAGGTCCACCTATACCAGAATCGCCAAATGCTCCTATAGAACCTGTCGGACCTACGATACCCTGTGATCCTCCGTGGGCTTCTATAATTTCATCGAAATTATGATTTACCTTATCTATAAATTCCGATTCATCGTCTCCGCTGTTTATGTACTGGATATTAGTTATTGGCATTCCTTATATTTTATTTATTCCTAGATTAAACAGCATAGAATAGTTATAGTTTCCTTCTAAGTTGTACTCAAAGTTATAAATTAGACTAGTCTGTTTAGTTAGTTTATAATTTGGCTCTGGGTAATATCCGAGTTTAAATTTATCGGAAGAAACTATATCACCCCTCAGTATAAGATCGTTCGTATAAAATCCGTCATCGTTTGATGAGCTTTTACTAACAAATAGATCGAATGAATTTCCTTGATATAGAGGAAGTACGTTAATATCTATATAATTATTAACATCGTCATTTATTGAATCTGGATCTCCAACACCAAATTCGGATATCATATTATCAATAAAAACTTGCTTTATCCCAGAATTAAGAAGATATCTCCTTAACATTCTATCTAATCTTATTGTTCCCTTTATTTGTTTAGATAAAGGGAAATATTGCCAAATTATCTCTGCGTCTTTAAATATCCCTGGATCTATCTTATCATAATCAACCCCAGAAAGATAAGGACCAACTGAACCTATTCCCTGAGTTGAATTTGTTGGAGTTATGGACTGGATTGATTTTATATAACTCGATATGTTCTGGTTAATTGCATTTGAATTAACATTACCGGAATCCCTAGATATTTGGAGAGTTATATAGTTTCCTAAAGATATGATATCCGGGGTCTTCATTATTTTGGACCCAAGAAAAGTCTTATATTCTTTCATCGATCTAGTTCCCGCAACTGAAGTGAAATTAGTTGAATTTAGGAACCTCTGATAATATCCAGGATCCCATGATGACGAGAATACATTAAAGTTCTTAGTAGATATTGGGGTTTGTCCAACCAGAGGATAAACTGCTCCTTCGGGAAGTTTCTCTGTCGGATTTAATATATTATTATTTAGAGAAACCTTAGTAAAAGAAAGATTTCTAGAGATTCCAAAGTATTGTTTATTTGGAGCAAAGTTACAGTTTCTAAAAGAAAGATCTATCGTAGAATCCCCATATAAAGTATCGGTTTTATCCTTATCAAAGTGAATTATCTTTCTAAATAGAGGCGAATAGCCTCCGGAATACCTTAAAAGAGTAGAAGGCAAATTCTGGTTTTTCTCTATAATATATGACGTTGGATTGTAATCTCCTATTGTCATAGGACCTCCAAAAAATTTAACCGCTCTTGATCCCCTGCCTTTTATTACTCTCGTAGGTTTTTGTAAGTACAGTTCAAATGAATTATCAGATACGGTTGTAGTTGAAGTTTCAGAATCCCAAATGTAGGTTTTATATGAAACGTAAGGCGATCCACTATTAACTCTTTTTGCTACATCGGAAGCTGAAGTTCTTCTCATTATAAAGTCATAATATCCTTCTCCCCCCTCTACTTGGAAAACCGGCTCCCCTTTATATAGCGATGATGGTCCTACTGGGACGGTTACTGGATTAGACGTGGAGAACGGTACGGTAAACGTATAAGGAGCAGATCCTGTAGCAACCTTTCCGAATTCAAGAAAGTTTTTGGCTACACCGGTAGGCCAAGGATAGGTAGTAGCAATGTCGGTTACATAAAAACTGCCTTTCCCTGTGGGGGATGGACCTGATGTTGCACCTGGTGAATTTTCTTGATAATAAACACCAATCTCCTCTCTTAGATCTGTATCATAAAGCGGATTCTCTATGGAATATATTATTCCTGGATATAATGTCTGATTTACTATACTACCGGATGCTAGAGATAAATCTAATCCACAGCTTAGTTTAATATCATCTATTGAATAATAACTATCACCATTAGCTATCGGATAATTTAATTTTTCCTTGTTGCTAAGAGAATAAAGTAGGGTATAGTCTAAAATAGGATTTCCTCCGGTTGAACCAGTGTGACCCAATGTGAATGATCTATAATCATCCATCAAAACATAACACACAAATAAAATGAATTGTTGCTGTGTGTTTTCTATTATCTCATATGAAACTGGTTCCTGTATTAGTGTATCGTCTTCCTCTACCACCCTAATTACAGCTGCAAACTTATATTTTTCATATCCTCTATAGGAAGGAATGTATTTATCAAGAGAATTTGCTTCGGTGTTAGTTAAAGAAGATCTCTTCTTAAGAACAACTTTAATTCCTCTAAATAGGGTTTCATAAAACCCTGAAGATTCATTATAAACGAATGGAGTAAATAGCTCTTTTGTATAAGAGGTAAGGTCCCTAAAATTGGAGGCATAGTCGGAAGGTTCAACCGTAAAAAATGACGAAAGATAAAGATAATCATTCGGGTCTGCGCTCCTCGCTTTATTCAAATCTATTTTCTGCGGAAGATAGCTATTCTGATCCTGCATATTATCGACAGGGAATTGTCTAGGTGGGGATTCCAGTAAAAACCACTCATGAGTTACGTATCTTGGATCTGCAGAATCCCTATCCAAACTTGGTGAAAAATTAGTTGGAGTAAATGCTGGACTCGAATTAAGTCTATATAGATTCCCTCTGGCATCTGTTCCTGATGAGTATCCCCATTTGTTAATAAAAGGAACTATTCTAGATAAATTTGCCCTAGTGGGCGTATAGTTTTCATTAAGATATTCATATTCGGTATTTAATTTTCCCTTATTGAATACCTGTATCTTAGTTGCCGTACTTGGAAGTGGATTAGTATCTATCCCTTGTATTCCAATAAATCCATTAAATGCGTTTAAATCGTCGTTATAGTCGATTGTAGAATATGTAGTTGGGATAGAACTATATGCTATCTTTGAATATTCCGCGGGGAACACAACAACCGGGTCATTTTGGTTAGGATTTGCATTATCAAAGAATCCATATCCAGTAGCGCCATAGAAAATACTCCCTTGCGAATAAAGGGAATTAGCGTATGATATTTGCCCCTGCTTTATTATATAGGGTATATTAGGTAGTATTGACCCCGATGCTCCCGGTTGGATTTGGAAGTATTTATAGGTCTCGGATGTTGGAGTGTATCCATAATTTGAACTAAGAAAATCAAAATCAAATTCCTTAGTATCAAAAAAACTAAACACTCCCAAATATAAAATAGAGGATTTATAAACGTTAAAAGACTTATCGGACCCAAGATCTACTATAGAATCTTCATCCTCCAGAACAGCAACTCTAAGGTATGAATAATTATTAAACCCAGTAATCTTTTTGGTGTCAGCGTCTATTATTGGATCATCGACATATTTGCTAATGCTGGAGATTTTAGTTTTACCGGTCTTAGTTAAAACAAAATCACCCTCACTAACAAACCCTTCATAAGTTGAAGGGAATAGAATTCTATTATTAGGTAAACTAGTTCCGCCTTCAAAATAAACCAGACCATTTATAGTTGATGCGTCCTGTCCGTTAATCTTAAGATATCCCGAGTTGGAAAAAGTGATATAATTATCCCAATCGTTGGATACATCAGGGGAATCGTTAAAATTGCCAGGAGAAGGAACGGAAACTGCCGTGTTTGCTTGATAATAGTATCCATTGTAGATAACTATACCATCTATAGAATATGCTGATGTATTATTCCATTCTTTCTGGAAGTTTGATTCGAAGTAAGAGTAATTATCAAAAACACTAACGCTGTATGATGTATTACCGTATGTTCCATAATCCTTAAGTCTAATGACAGCAGACGATAGATTAGTTCCAGCATCCCATGTTGCAGAATTGATTGCATCTGCTAAATTGGAAAGAGATAATGCAATAGATGATGTTTCCGAAGCAACTGCATTAAAAAAGTGTGTATTTCCGCTACTGTAATATGACCCATCTATCCATTGTATAATCGAAGAAAGATCCGTAGATTGAGCTATATCATATCTTCTTGGTCCTTCCTTATAGTATCCATTAGGCCAGTATATTTTAAATGTTATCTGTCCAGATAAATCATAAGATTTTAGAAATTCAACCTCTAAAGAAGATCTGCCAGGGACAGTGGGAATAGATCCGGGTATGCTTGCAACTTTATCACTAATTCCGGTAAAATTTAATAGGTCTGTTTTCTTATTCTGAATAACTAATGATCCAGCAGTTGCACCCGTTGATCCAGTTGCTGAGAATTGTCCAGTCGTATAATCAAAAGGACCATAGCTATAATCCGGCGAATTTCCACCAGGACTAGTGTATCCCTCGTCTCTTTTAAGACTATAGAAATTAGAATTCTTATCGGTTAGATAATAAAGCTTACTCGGATCATATAAATTTACGTCATTGGATCCAGGAAC